TAGTCTCGGCTACTGGTGGTAACCCTGTAATATATTGTGCATTATAAGATAACAACCTCTCGGAAGTCATCCCCGCCGTTCCCCTTAAATTGTATAAAGCTTCTGCAATTATAAATATAGCTGTTTTTAAATCTTCTGGTATGTTTTCAAATCCCGCCGTATATTCAACGTCTAAAAAGCATCCCGGATAAAGTATGTGTATAATCCCATCGGTGTAAAGCTCGTATCTGCTTGTTTTTACCCCATTAATTTTTAAGGTATTTATCTCTTTAACTGGGGAAAACTTTAAATAAACGTAGCCACTCCCTGGTACAGTCAAAAGCTCTCTATGCAACCCATAGGTAAAATCGTATCCTATGTAGTTCATTGCTTGCTTTTCAGCAGAGCCAAGTAATAGTAAAAGCAGCTCATCTTCTGGTGTCATAGGAGTTTCCTCCCCCGGGGTTTCATCCCCGGGGGTTTCACCCCCGGGGGGTTCAACTCCCGGGGTTTCAGGGGGTACATCTAATTGCAAATAAGCTTTAAATTCCTCAAGGGTAGTGTTCATTTGTTTTCTGCTTCTTCTATCATTCTATCTTCAGGTGGGTGCTTTAATCCTTTACCCTTTCCTTTGACTTTCTCCACCAAGCCCTTGCTTTGCAACTCATCTGCTCTATCCTCATCCACATCAATAATATCTCCAGGGAAATAGCGTTTCCCCGTATATTTATCAATAAATTGGAATAGAGCTTTAACTTTAGTCATTGTCTTCTGTAATGGTTATCCCATCAACTGTTTCTTTAAACCGCTTATCACCAGCTATGGCAATTATCCCAAAAACAATGGCAGCCGTTGTTACTTTTACATCCACTTTCAAATAGCGTGCCATCGGGGTAACTTGGAACAAAAAGTCCCCCACTGCTTCTATGGTAGCTTTGTCTATTTCAGTAAAATCTCCTTCAATATCGTTATCCTGGGAAAATGCAATATCTAAAGTTCCACCCGCTCCAACTGTTTCTACAAAAGTAGCAAACAAAATATCAGCAGGGTAGCCATATTTCTCCAGGTCTAACACCACGCTATCACTACCAACTGCCATACTTTCTGCCGGTAAAACCTTTATGACTTCTATCTGTTCTTTTAAGCTCATTTTATTTCCTCCCTTAACCTTGAGAAACGTCAAGAACGGCAAAAGCACCAGGAGCAATTGGAGAACCGTGAACTTCGATGGTAAACCTCAACAGTACCTCGTTCTTGGTAAACCGTGCGTGCTCTGACATAGCAATAGCCAAAGCTTTTTTGTCTCCAATGTAGTAGTATCGGAAATCTCCAAATATCACATCGCCCCTCGTTCCTAAAGCAGGCAACTTATCGGTTACTACATAAGGATATCCTATAATCGTTCCCGGTTCGGTAGCCGTAGGTGGCACCCAAATTAAATTATTGTTAGCATCGGCCAATTGTTTCACCGATTTCATAGCAGACCTGGAAATTACCCAAATTGGAGATAACCCCTCTCTGGCCACATAAGCTTCCATTTCCAGGAAATCTTCGTAGCTAACCGTGTTTGATTTAGCTCTATTAACTGTATGCACTCCTGGACAGTTAATTATGCCCATAGGCTCGCCTTCTCCACTCCCGGTAAGGTAAGCTAAATCTTCAGCGTAAGCTACAGCTTCAGCGAATAAATTCCTCAAGTAGGTATCCCCTTCGGGAACAGAATTTAACCATTTCTGTGATACCGCAGTAAGCCCTACATATTCGTGAGCCGTTAAAACAACCTGCTTAAATTTGGGTTCGGAGGGTTCTACTTCAGCCCCTTCTTTCTTCCAGTAACCTACTATTCCACCAAACTGCCCATCGCCCTGGTCAAGAGCAGGAACGGAAACACTATCCCCCGGGGTTATAGTTATCACTACCCCTCGTGGTCTTACTATCTCCCGTTCCGATGCTAAATAAACCAACTCGTCATATAACTGGGGTGGTATTAAATATCCACCGGAGTTGGAAGTTTGCACCGCTTTCTTTTCCAACCACCCATAATCCCGGGTGCTTACTGCTCTGACTAAAGATACAAGAAAGTCCTCTTTCTCATTTCCTTTGTCTCCAAAAATGTTCTTTCTGTTTTCTTCAGCCAGCTTTTGTATCTGTTCAGTAACTAATTTTTCTACAAGCTCGTTTACTTTCATTGTCTTTCCTCCTAAAGATTTAATTCAGATAAACTCCTGGTAACCTGTTCTGCAGCTTCCTGGAGCAACTCTTCTACTTGCGTCACGTCTAAATCGTCAATTTCCATTTCCAGTATGTTATTTCCTGTGGGTTCAATTTTTTCCTCGTCGGGTTTATCCTTACTTTTTAAATAAATTAAAATATCATCCAACTTCTCACTTATCAGTCGCAAACTGTTTAAACAACTTATAACAATATCTTCCATTTTTATCTTATTTCCATCAACAACCTTTTCCAACTCTTCTTCAGAATATTCTTTGTATTCAGGTGGTTCTCTATCAAACCGTTCGTAATATCCAGCAAAAAAATCATAACATCGTCGTCGGTCAGCTTCTGGTAAATTAACTCCTCCCCTTGCTCCTAAAACCGCTGCCATCCCGCTTCTAACTCCACCCCACTTTGCCTCAAGCCTTCCATCCCTCACATCTGCAAACGGCAAAATATAAGAAGTAAAATTTCCTGGCTCTCCTCTTCGGAAGGCAAAACCGTCGTCATATTTATCCCAATCGATTGTTTCTTTGTCACCGCTACCATCATAGGAAGCAAATTTTGCTATATTATTCACTGCTGCATCTCCGTCCCAGCTGGCTTCATCCCACAACGGCAAGTTGTTTTTCCCGCATATTTCCTTTTTCTCTATATATTTTTCAACCTCGTCCAGTAAACCTTTTAAATTTGTACCTGTCTCCGGGTTGGCTGGTATAGGAACTGCAGAATATTCCAACAACTCCCATTTTGTGTATCTCCACCCTGTTTGCAAGCCGTCCTCGCCCAGGATAGGCTCTTTTTCAATCGGTAGGAAACCGATACTCCAGGTCTTCATAAATCCCTGCTCGTAAGCCTTTTTAATATAAGGAGCAATAGGGTTTACATCTCCTGGAGCAAACAAAACTTTTGATACTATCCCCTCATCTGTTATGATTAACCCTTCAGCTCTCCCTATCGGTATTGAACGATAATCGTGTGCAAAGGTAACCACCGGGTTGTTAAGAAAATTCTCAAACACGCATCCAGCTGGTTCTACTATGTCGCCATATCTATCTTTTGCTTTAGTTGATATCGTAACTTCCATCAACCCGTCATCTGTAATCTTAACTTTAGATTCAAAAGTCCTCTTTAAAATTTCCATATTTTCAACTCCTTTGCTCTTCTACTATCGCTATCAACGCACATCGGCAATTAACGTGCCGCTCTGGAATTCCATCAATAGAATATTTTTCCCCGTGTCTCGGCATACACTCGGGACACACTCTTTCGTCTTCAGCCGTCCACCACTCCACCATTTTATATCCTACCTTTTTCCAGGTAAGTATTTGCCCATTTCTAAAAGCTTCTAACGTTTCGGTTCTCGCTATCGCTTCAGCCCTTCTCCCTTTAGCTTCTTTAAACACTTCACCTACCCTGTCTATAAGTTTAGGAATACTCTCCCCCTGCATAACTCCATCGGCTAAAGTTTCTCTTAACTTCTGTAATGTGGTGGTGTTTATATTCTTTATCTTTGTTCCCGCTCTCTCTCTAATCCACTGTATAGCTAAAGGGTCAGAAATGTTAAATGCTGGTGCAAGCTCCCCAGATGCCAATATCCCCTCTCTAAAAGCTTCAATAAGTAGTGGTTTGGCAATGCTTGTTATCAATTCATCATAAAATGCTCTTTCAAATAAAACCTCATCAGGCATAATTTTTGTTATTCCCTTTTTAGTTTTTAGCTTTTCTATCACGTCATCCTGCTGGGTTTGGAAAAACTTTTTCAACTCTCTAATCCATTTTGCTTCAGTCTTATCCCAGCTCTCTTTCCAGCCTTCCCATATGGCTGGCATATCATCAACTGGGTAAATGTGCAATGCCTTTTGTTTTATGTCTTTAATAGCCTTCTCCTGTTTCTCGTAAAGCACGTTTAAGGAAGTAGAATACACGTTTCCATCTTTAGTTTCTCCAAAACCAAGTAACTCCCTGGCTTCGTTCCTTGTAATAATGCCAGAAGAAAATCCCCGCTCGGCTATCTCCAGGTCAATGCTCCTGTCTCGTGGAGCAGTAAAATTAAACTGAAAATACAGGTTTTTATCAAAATAAGGTAACAAAAACTCGGAAATTTTTACTTCCAGCAGGGTAAGTCGTGGCTTTAAAACGTATTTGGCAAACACATATTCTGCAGTTTCCATATTAGCTCGGTTAAACCCTTCTGTAACTCCTAATATCGCCAGTGGAACTCCGTATAGCCCTAAAATATTTTCTCGGGTAAGCTTGCGTCCCTCTATGAATTCCATATCTCTCCGGGTTAACGCAACCAAATTAAACTTTGCTCCACCTGATAAAACAGCTATCCTGTGAGCGTTATCAGCTCCCCCGTATTTCCCTTCCCACTGCTCCCGCAATCGCCTTACAGTATCATCGGTTACTTTCCCGGGTGCTTCAATAATCGCTGGTGGCACAGCAGAATTCTGGAAAAAATTCTTATTCCATCGTGCTGAATATCTTTCACTGTCTATATCATCTATTCCTGCAGATAATGGTGATACGCCCCGCAAGTGGTTTGCTGGGTCGTGTCTTTTAAAATGTATAATTTCCTCTGGAGAAAATACCACCTTACCGTTATTTGTTAAATACTCGTAGCTTTCCACCATCTTCGTTTTCCCCGGGTTAACTCTCATAAACTGGGGATAAAGCACCCAAATCTCTGCAGGTCTTTTCCCCACAAAGTTTAAATACCAAAACGCTTCTCCTACCAAATCCATATAGCAAGAAGTTAGAAAAAATAAATCAAAGCTATCGCAGTAAGGATTTGGCTTATCTAAAAGCTTAATAACTGCATTGTTCTCGTCGGAAACCTCTACCCATTTACCGTCTTTTTGCTGGAACAACGTCCACCCCGCCTGGGAAATCCCTTCAGCTATTTTAGACACAACAGCAAATAGCCACCCTACCTCTTTATACATACTTATATAGTCAGCCGTTCCCTTGTAAGGTAGTATAGGATTTAAAACAGTCCAGTATTCGTTGCTCTTGTTTTGCTTAAAAATAGCATTGAAAAACCCTTTTATATTCATTCTTTCCCCTTTTATAAAATTATCAACTCGGGTTCTGTAGACATATAGTGGCTTGCGATTGCGTATCTCATCGCATCCACCAGGTGGTCGTTCTCCTTTATCGGTTCTTCTTTAATTTTCCCCGCTCTCTCAAGCCAGCTGTAAGAACCTATCTCGTCTAAAAAGTTTGACAATCCCCGGAACACCTTCAGTTGTTTAGATTTGATTAATTCTATAACCTTGGAAATGCCTTCCTTTACTTCGTTATTTGCACTTTCTACGGGTAACCCGTTACGTCTCAAAACTTCCGTAGCTGCTGGGTCGGATGGGTCGCAGTAAATCATTTCTACTGGTTCTTCACTTATTTCAAAGAAAACTTCAGCAGGCAATTTTCCTCGTTTATAGTATTCTTTATATACATATATAATACCATCGTTGTCAATCGCCATCCACACTACAGCCGTCGGGTTGTTATAGCCCCAGTCTAACCCCGCTATCCTTCTCCAACCCTTTGGTATTTCAAACGGCTCTACAAGATTATCAACTCCAAAATCCTTATAAACCAGTCCTTCAGGTCTGGCAAACTTTCCAAGATAAAACATCTCAAACTTCCAATCAGGCAGGGTCTTTTTAGCTCTCTCAAATTCGTCTCTTGGAAAAGAGGGGTTTAAAATGCTGGGAAATTGTATAACGTCGTATTCGGGGTCGTTTTGCTCCCACAAATCAAAAAAATCGGTTTTCAGCCATCCAAGATTATATGGGGTCGTAGTTAGTAATATTCTCCCTTGTTTTAACGATGCCCTGCGTTGTGCAACGTCCCAGGCTTCTCTTTTCATCTGTCCAGCCTCATCCATCCAAACGCCCTTAACGTGTATGCCCTCCAGGCTTAATGGGTTATCTGCACTACCAAAGAAAACTTTCCCCCCGGGTAAGTAGTAAGTCCTCTCTGATATCTTATACTCGCCCTTAAATATATTGTCCAAAAATTCTTTAGTTTGGGGTAACACTATCCTCTGCAACATCGAGTAGGTGGGGGAAACCACTAAAAAATCCTCATTATAATTATTCACTATCTCTCTTGCCAGCCATATTTTGCCAAAGTAAGTTTTCCCCCCTCCTATGCCTGATATTATTCCTATAAATCTTTTGTCACTATCGTAAGCTTTCGTCTGTCCCGGGTGCAGGTGTATCTTCATAAGTTTTTACTACCTCTAATATAACAGGATTTAAGCTTTGCTTTACAATCGTTCCAGGTTCTCCTCTACTTATTCGCTCAATCTTCATAGCTTCAATCAAAAAATTTAATACATCTTTAACAGTTAAATCTTCGGGGTTTAGCTGCTTTAACCGCTTCAATGCTATTTGCTGCAACCCTATAGCTTCGCTTGCGTGCCTCTCCCCCATCTCCAATATTGCTTGCTCCCGTGCTTTCCTTCTCTCTTGCTCTATGTAATCATCATAAGCCCTTGCTCTCTCCACCCAATTATATTTAACGCTCCAAAAATTCAACCGAGATTTTGAACTTGTTTTATTCCTCTTTTGTGCCACTTTTACAAGAGAGCGTTCAGTCCCCAAATCTCTGTATATGCAAAAAGCTTCGTAGGCTTTGCTGCTCTCTTCAGGTAATCTTTCCCAAATTTCAGACATTTTTTTCACCTACATATTTATAAATATAATTACCATCTTCGTCCCTCGTACCTCGCTTTAAACAAGAATACATTTTATCAGGAGCTTTAGCCCCGTTACCGTTCCACACTCCCTTTATCCAGTCAAACATCGTAGCGTCGTAAAATTTAGCCCTGTTCCTATTCCCCCCCGTGTTATATGCAGCCGCCTTCACCCACTCAAAACCATCAAATAATTCTTTTAAATCTTTTTCTATATCTCTAAAATGCACCTCACCCCTCTCTTTAGCAATCAAAACTGCTCCACCAAAATGGCTTGTTTGAGAATTCCATTCCTTTGGAACTCCACAGCAGTTGCAAGTATCGTTAAAATCCCGTCCCGCTGCATCGGAAACGTTAAATCTCAAATTTAAGCTATGAGCATAATCTCTCATCGCTTTAAAAACATCCCTTTTATATTCTACATCAAACCTTAAATAACCTACTCCCCCGCTTCTTTCTCTATATAGTTTATAAACATCAAAACCCAAAACGTTAGAAAACTTCTTATACCGTTCTTTAAGATTTTCATCCGCCCTGGTTTCCAGGCACATAAATTCAGTTGTAACTCCTTGCACTCCCGTTTTGCTGGCTTCGTAAATCAATTCCTTATAGTCTTCAGATAACCCGATTATATAGGGTCTTAATCTCAATGTAGTAGGTATCCCTATATCGTTTAATCTCTTTAATGCCTTTAATCTTTCCTCGGGAGTTGGAACTCCCTTTTCCACTTCTTTGCATTTATCGCTTAAGGATATAATTGACATCTTCACGTGCCAATTGTGCTTGTGTTTTTCAAATAATTCCATATATCTTTTGTCTTCAGTCCACCAGGTGGCTTTAGTGGAAAAACTCAATGGGTAGTCTATGGTATCAAAATATTTTAACAGTTTTAACGTTACATTATACTTTTTTTCAAAATTATCAAACTGGTCGGCCAACGCTCCCCACTGCATTACCTTTCTTTTCCCTATATAAGGTATAAACTGGATTTCGGTGCTGTCCAACCTTTCAAATTTACCGCTTAATATAGCGTTAAACATATTTACTATCTTTTTAGGGTTTACACTCCTAACTTTTTTGTCCAGGTAACCTACCACACAGTGGGATTTCTGGAAAAAAGAAAAACAATATAAACACCCGTAGGAACAAACGCTGTAGGTATCAAAAGTCATCGGCATTGAACAATCAAGTATTTCCTGTGTCCATCTTGGAGAGCTATAATACATTATCCTTTCCCCCTTTACAGGATACTTCGGAAATAGGATATTCGCAAATCATCCCGGTTTTAGCAAAAAAACTATATTTTTCTTTCCTTATGCCATCCCAGCCAGATAGCTCTCCCAGCATTTTCCTGGAGAAGTATTCTCTCCTAAATTTCCAAAATATTCCAAAATCTGTTTTAACGTTCCCCTGCATAGTCTTAATCTCTTCCATCTGTCTATCTATGTAATAACCAAAATATCTTGTACCTTTGCAAATTTTTCTGAACGCACACAGGGTAGTTTCCAAATTCCAGTAGTCGGTTTTAACTGGTAATTTAATATTAAATCCATCAATTAAATTTTTTGCAAAAGCATCCAAGAAACGGTATTCCTCTTTGCTTAATGGTTTATCTATCTTTGTATCCCACCCCAAAACGTTCAACAGCCCGTTCCTGGAAACCTGTGCAGTCCTCCAGGGTATACCTGTCGGAGTAATTTCCAACCCTGCCACCCTATGCAAGGCTTCTAATAATATAAACAATGAATAACGCTTATAAAAGAAAAGTCTGTTATAAAGCGTTTTATAAATGTTATCATAATCTCCTAACCTCTCAAAAAACTCCACTTGAGAGCTCCCGCATAAAGTTTCCCAAGATTTTATCATCGGTAAAAAAACGTCTTTATTTTTTACGTGTATCCTGTCGGTTTGGAACAATAGTTTCCCCTTCTCGGTATTCCAGAAATGACTAATATCATCAAAATCAGCTCTAAAATCTGGAAATTTTAGAAAAATATAATATGCTGTAGCTCCACAATAGCAAGTTGAATACAAAAAAGATAACCAATATCGTTGCTCGGTGTTTAAATTAAGTTTTTCAGCAACGTATCTTAACGCTGGGTAGGAGGGGTCGCATTCTCCTGAAAGCAAGGCATAGGTGTGGTACGTGTTAAAAGCATTTACCCTGTGCATATCTCTTCCCCGTCACAAA